GAGGAGACCCTAAAAGCCTTCTGTTTAAAGCCAGGCAGTTTATCAAATACTTGCCGAAAGAATTTCGCGGAGAATGGAACGAAAACAAACATGCTCCTTATATGCGAGTGGAGTTCCCTGATACTGATTCGGTTATCACCGGAGAGGCCGGAGATAATATAGGGCGTGGCGCTCGTAGTTCTTTTTATATTGTTGATGAAGCGCAACCGCTAGATGCAAAAATACTTACGCCAGAAGGCTGGCGGCACATGAGAGAAATCGACATTGGTGATATAATAACAGGTATGAATGGGAAGCCTCAAAATGTAATTGGCATTAATAATGCAGGCGAGCATATCGTTTATAAGTTAAGCTTTTCAGACGGTACTACGACTAAGTGCAGCCCCAATCATTTATGGACGGTGGATAAAGTATGGGGAAAAAAAGAACGATTGACTTTACGCGCCAAAGAAATATATAAAAAATATATTTATCACTCCCCACGTGGTCAAACGCAGTTTATTTATAAACTTCCAAAAAATGAAGCGATTAAGTTTGACAGTAATATTAAATTACCATTACATCCTTATTTGATTGGAGCTTTATTAGGTGATGGCTCTTTATCTAAAACATCAGTTATGTTCACGTCTGCGGATAAAGAAATAATTGATTTAATAAGTATTCTCTTGCCAGCCCATCATCAGATAAAGCCCTCATCAAAATATAATTACTACATAACGCATGAAAATGGGCTAAGACAAGCTTCTCGTGATGTCAAAATGGAATTAATGGATTCTTTGAAATCGTTAAGAATGAAAGGGTGTCGTTCATGGGAAAAATTCATCCCAGAAATGTATATGCTTTCGTCAATAGAAAATAGAATTGAATTATTAAGAGGGCTTTTAGATACAGATGGCTCATGTTCAGGCGGTCGAATTATGTTTGGATCGTCATCCAAGGTTATGGGAGAACAAGTTGCAGAATTAGTTAGGTCTTTAGGAGGTATGGCAACAATATCAATAAAGCCAGATGCCAGAGGATATCGAGACCAATATTACGTTCATATTAACCTGACAGAGACTGGAATTATCCCATTTCATCTAACTCGTAAAATAAATCGTCTTAAACCCGCAAAGCATTTATTTAGAAAAGCAATTATCAATATCGAGATTTTGCCCGATAAAGAAGAAGTTAAGTGTATTACTGTAGAAAATAAGGACGGATTGTATATTACTGATGGATACACAGTTACTCATAATTCAGCCTGGCTACCTCGTCCCGAACTAGTTGACGCAGCTTTGTCTCAAACAACTAACTGTCGCCAAGATATAAGCACACCGAGGGGAATGAACAATCCATTTGCTAGAAAACGATTTGCTGGCAAAATTCCCGTGTTTACATTTCATTGGCGAGACGACCCCAGGAAAGATGATGCATGGTATCTTAAACAACTTAATGATATTGATGACCCAATTATCATAGCCCAGGAAATCGACTTAGATTATATGGCATCTATGGAAGGCATTTTAATACCTTCAACATGGGTTCAGGCATCAGTAGACGCGCATATTAAGCTGGGAATAACGCCAACAGGAATACGAAAGATAGGTTTTGATGTTGCAGATGAAGGGGCAGATAAAAACGCGATATGCGGGCGATATGGAATCATGATAGAGCATTTGGAGCAATGGAGCGGGAAAGATAGTGACATTTACAAAAGTGTTGAAAAGGTATTCGATTTATGCGAGCAATTGGATTTTGACCTTGTGGACTACGATGCGGACGGACTCGGCGCGGGTGTTCGAGGTGATGCTAAAAAAATTAATGAGCAAAGAAAAAAAGAACGATATCACGAAGTAGATTTTAATCCATTTAGAGGTTCTGGAGAAGTTGTAGACCCAGAAGGAAATCCCTTCAAGCTATCTAATGAATCAAAAGAGCGCGGAAAAGGACGTACTAACGCCGATTTTTTTGCTAATGCAAAAGCGCAGGCCTGGTGGTCATTAAGAAGACGTTTTCAATTAACATATAGAGCAATCAACGGTGATAAGGAATTTTCACCAGATGACTTGATAAGCATTCCAAGCACATTACCAGAATACAAGCGTTTAATGATAGAATTAAGTCAACCCACATATTCAGAAAGTCATACAACTGGTAAGCTACTTGTAGACAAGAAACCAGAAGGCGCTCGCTCTCCAAACTTGGCGGACGCGGTGGTTATCGCATTTGCACCCATTAAACCATCAAGACGGAGTATCTTTAATGTTTAAGGATTGGATTAATAAGATATGGCAAAAACCTGTCCCTGAAGTAAAAGAGCGCCCAGAACGCCCACGCCAGGTATTCAATTACGATGGATTGTCTAAACAAGAAATTGCCCATCAATTAGAAGAAAAACTTGATCAGGTTTTTAAAAATTCCGTGCATCCTTCTATAGCTTTAGATTCCAATAAAAAACATGCAAGCTTTGCGATGGATAATCAATTACCCACAAAACAAACTTATAGCACCCAAAATTTGCCAGAAACACAAGTTCTCTGGTATGCAAATCAGTCATTTATAGGTTATCAACTTTGTAGTTTGTTGGCCCAGCAATGGCTTATTTCTAAATGCTGCTTAATGCCCGCCAAAGATTCAACTAGAAATGGTTATGAGATTTCAATTAATTCTGGAGATGATATTGATCCAGATGTTTTAGATTACATGCGTAAAGCAGATTTGAGATATAACCTTAATAAGAATTTAATTCAATTTGTTCAAATGGGCAGAGTATTTGGAGTTCGTCATGCAATGTTTATTGTCGAATCAGATGATCCTGAATATTACTTAAAACCATTTAATCCTGACGGTGTTACACCCGGAAGTTATAAAGGGATTTCACAAATAGATCCATATTGGATTACTCCGCAATTAGACGCTGATGCAGCCGGAAATCCTGCCGCAATAGATTTTTATGAACCTACTTGGTGGATTATCAACGGAAGACCAGTACATAGAACCCATTTAATTATTTTTAGAACAGAAGAGGTGGCGGATATTTTAAAGCCCTCTTATATTTTTGGCGGTGTTCCTATTCCTCAAAAAATCGCTTTGCGCGTGTATGCTGCCGAAACTACAGCAAATGAGGCTCCAATGCTTGCCGCAACAAAACGTACTGATGTAATGAAAATAGATTTAACAGAGGCCGCGGCTAATCCTATTCAGGTCGCAAATACATTAAATCAATATGTAACAAACAGAAATAATTACGGCGTTAAATTAATTGGTGTTGATGATGAGTACGAACAGCATGATATAAGCCTTGCTGATTTAGACGCTGTTATTATGACCCAATATCAAATCGTAGCCGCCGCAGCAAATGTACCCGCAACAAAGCTTTTAGGGACGCAGCCCAAAGGATTTAACAGCACTGGGGAATTTGAAGAAGCAAATTATCATGAAGAACTTGAATCAATCCAATATCATGATTTAAGCCCTTTGATTGAACGCCATCATCTTTTATTGATACGCTCGGAAGTCTGTGAAGAATTTAATATTGCACCTTTTGAAACGACAGTAACCTGGAATCCTTTAGACGCTATGACAGCCAAAGAGCTAGCAGAACTTAATAAGATGAAAGCAGAAACAGGACAAGCATTAATGATGGCTGGCGCTATTGATGGATATGATGAAAGACAACGAATCATCGCAGACCCTGAAAGCGGTTATAATGGATTAATTGATGAAGCCGACCCATCAGAACATCATGGAAATGAAATAGAAAGCAACTTGGGCGGGGCGGAGTTTGATTAATGGACAACAAAGAACTTCCATTAACAAAGAAAAAGCGCGAATGGGCAAAGGGTCGAGAGGTCAATCTAAAAGGCTTAAAGCTTCAACATAATGTCGCGCTTGAAGAACGCTATGCAAAACAATTGCGTGCGTTAGTTCGTGAAATGACTTCGGAAACTTTAAAGGAAGTTAAGAAACTATTTAAAACCGATACTGCAAAAGATTATTTAAAGCAGCAAAAACAATTTGCTATGGATGCTAATATCGGCTCACAAGCTAGAATAGTTATGAATTATTTAACAGATAAATTTACTCGACTATTTGCATCTAAAGCAAAATCAATATCAACAAACATGTTTGAAAATACTGCAAAAACGAGCAAGTCAATTTTGCATTCTAGCCTTAAGCAATTAAGCGGTGGATTGTCTTTAAAAACAGGGATTGTTCCACCCGGCTATGAAGATATTGCCTCCGCAACAGTTGCTGAAAATGTCTCATTGATTAAATCAATTCCAGAAAAGTATCTCGCTGATGTGACCGGCTCCGTAATGCGCTCAATAACATCAGGACAAGGATTGGCTGATTTGGTTCCAGAAATACAAAAATATGACGGTCAGACTTATAGAAGAGCGAAAAATATAGCACTAGACCAAACAAGAAAAGCATATAATACTATCAATAAGAATAGATTAGTTGCTTTAGGTGTGACGCATTTTCAATGGTTGCATACAAAAGGCTCTCAAAGCCCTAGAGAATCACACTTGCATATTTTAGATGGACGGACTTTTGCATTTGCTAACCTCGAAGGACAACAAGCAGCTTTAGGCGTTCCTGAAAGAGATAGAGGGCTTCCGGGCTATCCCGTGAATTGCCGTTGTACTATACTTCCGGTTATTGATTTAAGCGGTGATTAAAACGGAGTTTGAATAATGCCATTAATTCACGGAAAATCGGACGAAAGTCGCTCTAAAAATATAGCCGAATTAATAAGAAGTGGAAGAGACCCGAAGCAAGCAGCTGCGATTGCTTATTCGGAGCAAAGAAAATCCAAAGATGCAGATGAGCCATATGATTTTACAATTGATAAAAATAAAAATTTCAATAGTGCTCGAAAACATGATTTAAACGACTATCTTGAAGTGCCAAAAAATCCCATATCCAAAGTAGGGGTTTTTCCATATTCAGGCGCACAGATTGGAATGCCAGAGCTTGAGCCAGATAAAATTTATATGGTATATCGTCCTGAACAAGAACTATCAAAGCCTCAAACTATAGAATCATTCAAGTTACTACCTTTTACCGATGAGCACGCAATGCTAGGCTCTGAAGATGGTTTAATGGCGCCTGAAGACAAAGGTGTTCATGGAATTACCGGGGAAGATGTATTTTTTGAATCACCATATCTAAAAGCTAATATAAAAGTGTTCTCAAATACTTTAAAAGATTTAATCAATGAGGGTAAAAGAGAGCTTTCTATAGGCTATAGATGCTTGTACGAATATAATCCAGGGCGCTATAATGGACAGGATTATGATTTTATACAAAGAGAAATAAGGGGCAATCATCTTGCGCTAGTTGATGAAGGCCGCTCTGGTAGTGATGTAGCAGTTTTGGATAGCTTTAAATTCGTGATGGACACAAAGGAGTTAAAAATGCCAGATTATGAGAAGCCAGACATGATGGAGACAGGCGAAGCAGCTGATGAAATGTCTCTTGAAGAATGTGGAAAAATGATTAAAGAGCTTGCGGCAAAAGTGGAAAAAATGATGGGCGCAGAAAAAGCCGAAGCAGAACACATGATGGATGAAGAAGAAAACGAAGCCACAAAAGAGCTTTCAGAAAAAGCAGCTTTGGAAGGCGATGCAAAAGATGAAGAAGCTCCACAAGAAAAATTTATTCATAAATTCGAAGTGGAAGATAATGATGAAGACCCTTCAGAAATGGAAGCCAAAACAAAAGAAAATGAATTGAAAGGCACCAAAGATGAAGATGAATCTAAAGAAGAAGGTGATTACACTAAATCAAAAGGGGAAGGCATGGACTCTCACATTAAAGCAATTATGAAAAATATTGCGCGACGTGACGATTTAGCTAATCGCTTATCTAACCACATTGGCGTTTTTGATCATAGCGAAAAAACTCTTGCTGAAGTAGCAAAGTATGGAGTTAAAAAGCTTGGCTTGAAGTGCATACCTGGCCATGAACAATCAGTGCTTGATGGTTATTTGGCTGCGGCAAAAGTAAGTCGCATTGCAATGACCCATGATTCAGCATATGAAAGCAAAAGCATTAATGCTTACTTACAAGGAGTAAAATAATGGGTTTTCAATCAACTGTTTCAATTCCAATGGCTTTTGGTGTGCCTGGGCAACTGTATACAGATGCGCCTTCTCAAGCACAAACATTCACAATTAATAGTGGCGATGCTGCAAACAATATAATTGGATCAACTTGCTGCACAATTACTTCTCAAGGTTTCTGCGAAGCTGGGGCTGGTGGTACTTTTGGTTTTGCTGGATTCTTAGTTAATCCATTAAGCCAGGCACTATTTGGAACAGGCGGCGTTCCTTTGGCTCCTACATTAACTGTCAATAATTTTGATATCGTTGAATGTTTAACGATGGGCGTTATTGTTGTTAGTCTGCCAGCTGCTGCAAATATTGGTGATTATGTAGTATATGACGATACGACCGGTGCGATCAGTACAATTACTCCAAGTACACCTTTGGCAGTAGGTACTACTTTTGCTAATGCAATTGTAAGTTATTACACGCAAGGTATTGCAGGGACTGCGTTGGCTGTTATTACCGTAAATCCTACTTACATTATCCCACAAGCGGCTTAACTAATATAAGGATATAGATATGACACACGTACAAAAAGAAAGGTCATTTATTAGTGGCCGGAAAGTTAAATCTTTAGAAAATTTTGATTGCCGCGAATACGAGGGTTTAAGTAAAATCGGTATTAATTTAAATCGTCAATCAGTCAAAATGATGATGGATGGCAAAAAACATGTCAATGCCATGTATGGTATGGATAGTTTACAGCCAAGCGTTACCACTCCAAGTATTGGAACACCAGTACAATTCTTGCAAGAATGGTTACCTGGATTTGTATTTGTTATTACAGCGGCTCGTAAGATTGACGAATTGATCGGTATTTTGAATACTGGATCATGGGAAGATGAACAAGTCGTTCAAGGTATCTTAGAGCGCACAGGTTCTACTGTTCCATATGGTGATTATACAAACGTACCATTATCATCTTGGAATACAAACTTTAATTATCGTACTGTTGTACGTTTTGAAGAAGGTATGAAAGTAGGCGTATTAGAATCTGCTAGAGCTGCAAGACTACGAGTTGATGACCAAGGCATGAAGCGAGAAGCTGCTGCACTTGCTTTAGAAATCACACGTAACTCGGTTGGTTTTAACGGCTTTAACTCAGGCGATAACAATACTTACGGATTTTTGAACGATCCAGGTCTAGGTGCTTATGTTCAAGTTCCTGCTGGTTTGGCTGGCCGCACTTGGTCTGTTAAAACTTTCCTAGAAATTTGTACGGATATTCGTACAGCTATCGTTGCATTACGAACACAATCACAAGATACAATTGATCCTGAAATGGTTGATTTAACTTTGGCTGTTGCAACAGATGCTGTTGATTGGTTGTCAACCACGTCAGATTTTGGTATTTCTGTTCGTGATTGGTTGCGTCAAGCATATCCACGTATTCGGGTTGTAAGTGCTCCACAGCTTAACAATGCTTACACCAATGATAATGTGTTTTATCTCTATGCTGATGTGATTCAAGACATGTCAACAGATGGTGGACGCGTTTGGATTCAACCAGTACCAACTAAGTTCCAAGTGTTGGGAGTTCAACAACTGGCTAAAGCATACGAAGAAGACTATTCAAACGCTACAGCGGGCGCCATGTGTAAACGTCCGTTCGCAGTAGTTAGATATTATAATATTTAATTATTAAAAAATTTACAGGCCCGCTTACGCGGGCTTTTTTATTTGAATTGTATAATGTTTTTTATGAATCATTCCCCATTAAATTAAGCACCATATCAACAAAACATAACGCATCTTTTATGTGAGGTAATTCTAAAGGATGTGCATTTAAAACAGCAGATCGCAAATCATTATCGATCAAAGATTGAACATAAGCGCCGGGATGTAAATTATGATTTACATAATTTTCCATTGCGTCTTTTACTTCAGTGCTAACAACTAAATCATTAAGGTTTTTTTGTAACATGAATTCACCACATTAAGGCATCATAATAGATACAAAGCCACGCACTGATGAGGTGTTTTATCGTCCGCCGACTAGGCTTTGCAATGACACATTATAAAACATATACTAAAGAGAATTAAGATTTGGAGATTTATAAATGACATATTATGTATATTCCACCGCGACATGCTCAGGAACCTATGTTGAATATGAAACCGGAACTAGCGCCAGGAAAGATATTGGCGTACCTAAAAAACGATCGGATGGAACACCTATTAAGATTACTATTAATGGCGGCCATGGAGTTGCTAATAAACATTTTGTAACACCTAAAGGGGTAGTTACAATTGTTAGTGATGCAGATATGGATATTTTATTACAAAATGATAGTTTTGTTCGTCATATGAAAGCGGGTTTTATAACTTACGATAAAAAACATGTAGATCCAGCCAAAAAAGCAGAAAGCATGGCTCGACGAGATGGTTCCGCTCCACTCACACCTGCTGATTTTTCTGAAGGCGAAAATAGCACGAAAGATACCCCACTTTATAAAGCGAAAAAAGAGGCTGCATAATGGCAAGCTCCCCTATTCTTACATTTAATTACGCGTCGTTTATTGCACAAGTCCCGCAGTATTCGACATTAACTTCTGATGTCGTACAACTGTATTGGAATGGTGCAATAAACTATGTAAGCAATGTGGGTAATTTTGGAGCGATTCAGGGGGCGGCCAGGCAATACGCGTTAAACTGGATGACAGCGCATTTAATTTGGATATCTAATGTTGCAACCTCTAATCAGGTTCCCAGCCTAGTAACCGGCGCAACTGTTGATAAAGTTAATGTTACTTTAACGCCACCCCCGCTTCCTAATCAATGGCAATGGTGGTTAGGATTATCTCCATATGGACAACAACTACTTGCGCAATTACAAGCTCAAAGTGCTGGCGGATTTTTTGTTTCCGGACCTTATGGAGGGCTTCAAGGATATAATTATGCATATGGTTGGGGTTACGGTGGTTCATTATGACGGTAAGGCGAATTATTTCTAGCGAAGGACAAAAAGCAATAACCGCCATTCATAATTTGCATAACAAATCTTTAAAGGTTGGTTGGTTTAAGGATTCAAAATATGAAGATGGTATCCAAGTGGCCTTGGTGGCTGCTCAAAATGAATTTGGAAATCCATCAAAAAACATTCCCGCTCGCCCATTTTTAAGGCCAACCATTATAAGAGAAGAAAACAATTGGATTAAAATATCTAATGATGGTGCTAAGAAAGTATTAAAAGGTCAATTAACAATTGATCAGGTTTTGGATTTGTTAGGATTTAAAGCAGAAGCGGATGTAAAAAAATCAATTGAATTGGTTTATAATCCTCCTTTGGCACGTGCTACCATACAAGCAAGATTATCTAAATACAAAAACAAAACTAAAGTGGGTAATTTGACAAAGCCACTTGTCGATACGGCACATATGTTAAATACTGTCACTCACGAATTATCGGATGAATAAATGAGTACTCCAGGGATTCCAGGCAGCAATGTCTTAAATATGGCTTTTAGAGTAATAGCACAAACCACTATTACTTATTACCAATATGTTTCTCGCGGATTAAATTCCATAGGTCAAGATGTAACTATTTATGAAGCAGGCGTTCCGATGATGGGAAGCTGGCAAGCAATTCAAAAAAGCATGTATGAATCTTTGGGATTGGACTGGACAAAAAATTATTATTATTTTTTTGTTTCATCTGACTATTTAGATGTTGGAAGAGATGTTTCTGGAGACCAAATAGCGTTTAATGGAAGGCGCTTTCAGTGTGAATCAAATACCCAGTGGTTTCAAATTGACGGATGGCAGCAAGTATTGTGTGTTGATATAGGGGCTGATACATGAATGATAATGATATTATCCAAGTATTTTTACCCATAATTAATGATGGATTAATTGCAGATAATTTTAATGGCGTAACAGTAAAGCAATCTAATCAGCCTACAATGCAAGGGGTTAACACAAATCCTACCGTGTATTTTTTTAAAGTAGGAAATAAACGATATGGATGGCTAGGAAGAGCTGATTTATGGGATTCTTTAAGTTCTCAAATGATTCATACCGAATCACAATATATTGAATCGACTTGGCAGATGCAGGCGCTTGTATTGCAAAATCCATTAACTCCAAATCAATATACCGCATCAGATTTAATAAATGAAGTCGCAAGTATAATGCAAAGCGACAATACAAGAGATATACTAAACGAATCAGGAATTGGCATATTAAGAGTAACCGATGTCACTAACCCTTATTTTGTAGACGATAGAGATAATTTTGAGGCAAGCCCATCATTCAATTTTGTGTTAGTTTATGAAAACATAAGAACATCACAAAATAAGATTATTAATGGTTTTGCTGCCACGGTAGATGGTATTTAATGCGAATATAAAGGAGTATCAAGTGAGTATATCAATTACACGTTATGTAAATGTAAACTCTCAAGTCGGCGGGGCCGCAGCGGCCTTGACAAGAGATTTAATAGCAAGATTATTTACAAGTTATAATGGTTTATCTCCTGATGCATTTCTTCAGTTTTCGAGCGCGGCTGATGTAGGATCGTTCTTTGGAACATCTTCTGAAGAATATTATAGAGCACTTTTCTACTTTAATTGGACAAGCAAAAATCTCGAATCGCCAGATGCTATACAATTCGCTCGTTGGGTAACTGATAACACAGCTCCAAAAATTTATTCAATACCAAGTCAAACTCAAACTTTATCTACATGGCAAGCAATATCATCAGGTTCATTTGGAATAACTATAGATGGGGATTCGCAAACCATATCAGGATTGGATTTTTCATTGGGGCCCGTTGCGAATTTAGATGAAGTTGCAACACTTATACAATCTGCGATACAGATTATTGGCGGTGCCGCATGGGCAACTGCCACAGTAGTTTATGATTCAACTACGGAAGGATTCATTTTTACTGGTGGAGACGCGGTTGCATCAACAATTACAGTACAGCCTGGATTGACTGGACAGGACATATCAGGAATTAATCTCTTGGGATGGTATCCACAAGCCACATATCCAAACAATATATTTAATAGTGCATTATATTTGACAGGCGCTAACTGGGTAAATGGACAAATTGCAGAATCAATAACGGATGTTTTGACCACATCTACTGCACTATCAAATAATTTCGGGTCTTTTTTATTTTTAAATAATCTTGAATTAGACCAAGCGCAAGTTGTCGAAGCGGCAACTTGGAATCAAGCACAAAATGTACAGTTTTTATATTCAATACCTGTTGTCTCTGCAAACATAAGCGGATGGAGCACGGCTCTAGCAAATATTGGCGGGTGTTCTTTGACTTATGCACAAACGCCATTAACAGCTACAGCCACGCTTGCAGCCGATTCTGCGATCATTACTGGCTTAGTCGATGCGACAACAACTTATACCGTCGGTCAATATGTAACCGGAATAGGTATTTCATATGGAACAACTATATTTTCTATTACTGATGATACGACAATTGTTTTAAACAATTTGGCAACTACATCAGGTGCGCAAACTTTAACATTTTGGATTACTCAATACCCAGAAATGGCTCCAACAATGATCGAAGCATCAACTAATTATTCTAAAGAAAATTCAGTACAAAACTATATGTTTCAAATATTTCCTTTGCTGAATCCAACAGTGTTTGATACGTCAACAGCAAATGCATATGACGCATTGAGCATTAACTATTATGGACAAACTCAGAACGCAGGGACGCCTATTAATTTTTATCAAAGAGGATTAATGCAAGGTACTGCAACATCCCCTCTTGATCAAAATACTTATGTAAACGAATTATGGCTAAAAGACCAGATTATTGTAGCCTTTATGAATTTATTATTAGGCGTTAATCAATTACCCGCAAATTCACAGGGTAAAGGATTGGCTTTATTGACATTGCAAGGTGTCATTAATCAAGCATTAAAAAATGGTGTGATTTCCGTTGGAAAAACATTAACGTCGCTTCAAATTGAATATATTAACAATGTTACAGGTACAAATACTGCATGGTATCAAGTGCAAAATAGCGGATATTGGGTTGATGCAAATGTAACTATTATCCCTGATGTTCTGCCTACCCAATACCAAATTTCATACACATTAATTTATTCAAAAGACGATGTGATAAGAAAAGTATCAGGTCAAGACATACTAATTTAAGGGAGTAAAATATGTTTAATATTTCAGGCTTTGGCTTTAGCGTCAATCTGATTGCTTCTGTCACATATCCAATTGGAATCACTTTGACTCAATTCGCCGATGATGCCGATCCTTTAGATGATCCATCATTACAAATTGGTGATGTTGCCATGGGAATAAATGGCGATTTAATTACTTGGTCTAAAGCGAATCCCACAAAATTGACTCTAAATGTTATTCCAGAAAGTACAGATGATGAAGCGTTAAATATTTTGCTCCAATCTAATAGAGTCGGTCGCGGAAAAATAAGTGCTCGCGATAATATTACTATGACCATTCTTTATCCAAATAAAATTAATTTTGCTACATTAATAAATGGAGTAATTACAGACGGCGTTCCATTTTCCGGTGTTGCAAGTGATGGACGCTTGAAAACAAGAAGTTATTCTTTTGCTTTTGAAAATTATGTGGGGTATTAATTGTTAAGAGAGCCTTTTGAAAAATTAATTGATGGTAAAATTTTTATTCTTCATAAATTTACTACAAGAGCGGGTCGTGAAATCATGACCCAGTACCCTATTTCAGCAGTTCCAAAATTAGGGGAATATATAAAAAATGAAGAATTAACGTTAAAAATGATGAGTTTTGTTTGCGTTAAATTAGATCCAAGTCCAATTCAATTGCTAACATGGGATTTGATTGATAATCACGTACCAAGTTGGGAAACACAAATTAAAATTGAAGCCGCTATGATAGAGTACAATTTTAGTTTTTTTCAACAAGGGGGAGTCTCGACTTTATTAGACGGTTTCACTCAGAAGCTCCCTCAGTGGATTATAAAAATGTCGACTCTCTTATCGGAACAATCGTTGCCAACGGAAAAGCAACCCTCAGAGAGCTTACGGACTACTACACGCTCGAAGAAGGCTTCGACCTCTACGAAATAATAGCGGTCACAAAATATAATGAATATTTAGCTTTTGAACATGCGCGTAAAAAGCAAGGGAATAAGCGATGAATCTTGAGACACTTTATATACTTTTTAAAGCCGAAACGGCCGATTTAAAAAAAGGGCTAAACGAAGCACAAAAAGAAATTGATAAGGTTCAGGATTCATTAAAAAAAACAGATAAAGCCACTAATAATCTAGGTAATTCATTTTTAAAAACCACTCAATCTGCTGTCAATTTTTTGGCCGCATCTACCGCAGGTATCTACGCAATAACCCACTTTAAAAATGCTGTGGATTTCGGGATTGAACTAAGCAGAACTTCTAAAGTACTTGGCGTCAGTGCGGGGGATTTAAACGCTTGGGGTAATGCTGTAGAACTTGCTGGAGGAGATGCAAAGCAATTTCAAAACACATTAAGTTCATTATCTGCCAAATGGGGCGCATCCCCATCTAATGTTTTAAAAGCTTTGCCTAGGTACGGGGATTTATTTAGTCGTTTAAATCCAGCTCGTGCGCAACAAATCGGCTCTCAATTAGGGTTGGATGAAGGAACTATCTTGCTTTTACAACAAGGTAGGCGTGAAGTTGAAGATCTAATAAAACGACAAAAAGATTTGGGGGTTGTAACTGATTTTGATGCGGAAAAGTTTAATCATTATCGAGAATCAATAACCAAAGCTAATCAAGCAAGCCAAGTATTTTTTAATCATTTGGCTCTAGATGCAATTCCAATTTTAGAGAAACTTGAGAACTATAAAGAAATTGCTTTTAAATATGCCGATAAACACCGAGAGGCATTTGGATTTGCAGGTGCGGCAATCGGTGGACTTGGAGCTGCCGCAGCTCTGAAGAAATTAGCTGGTTATATTGGATTAGGAAGATTTGCAGGTGGTGGTGCAGGTGCGTTACTTGCAGCCCCATTAATTTATGAAGATGTTTCAAAATATAGAAAAGGCGCAAAAGGAACCATTACAGGTAAAATATTTAATGGTGAAATAAAAGAAGATATTTCCGAATTTGCTACGTTGCTTTTTCAAAAAGCATTCAAAGAAACAATAAAATCATTAGTTAATTTTCAATCAACACCATTATTAAATAGTTTTCATGGGCAAAGTTCTGTAAATAATTCCCCTCAAGTTACTTATAATCTCGGCCCTACAACTATAAATACACAAGCACAGAATGGCGAAGATTTATTATCAGATTTATTAAACTATACTAACGGACAATTCGCGCAAGCAACGAATCATTTCATTACACCTTTGACGAGTTAAATCATGGCTATAAATATTGTTAATAATATAATCAGCACATTAATACCGTCATATCTTTTTGACCAAGTGGCCGTATTTACCCAAGATTACACACAAGTATTTACTCATGCGAGAGCAATAAAAGCTGTAGTAAAAGAACAGTCAAAAGTAATGGAACATCCAGTTGAAACCGGGATAACGATTGTAGACCATCGAATTATATTACCTGTGGATATAGATTTATCTCTTATTTTAACCGCTGGGGATTATCAATCCACTTATAATCAAATTAGAGAATATTATTTTGATGCTACATTATTAACCGTTCAAACAAAATCAGGAATTTATTTAAATCAATTAATACAAAGCCTACCTCACGAGGAAGACCCGACGCAATATGATGTTTTGACTTTGGCTTTAAGTTTAAGGCAAGTTCAATTTGTTACCGCTCAATATGGAACAGCACCAAAAAACCCATCAAACGCAAACACCGCAGACAGAGGACAGCAACAACCTATGCCCGCTACTAATTCTCAAACAAGTATAATTGGTGATGGTTTTGGAAGCTTAACAAAATATGCTAAAGGATGGTTTCAATGATTAATATTCCATTACAAACCGTTCCGAACCAGGAACTCTCGATACAATTAGATAATAATAATTATGTTGTAAGAATCCATTCATCAAATAATATACCATTGAGTATAGGCACAGCCATAATGACATTTACTATAATAATGAATGGTGAGGTTTTAATAGAAAATATACGAGCAGTTCCTTACTACCCGATAATTCCTTTTCAATATTTATCTAATAGTAACTTTTTTATAATAACAAATAATGATGATTACCCTGATTATAATCAGTTCGCTATAAGCCAGTTTTTAATTTATGCGTCGGCTGCTGAACTTGAGGCTATAGCAAATGGGAACATCTAGTTTAGATCCAAGAATAATAACTGTAAGTTTTGTCATTAACGGACAAACAAAAACCTATTCAAGCCCTTTGAACATCAAAGCCGTAGGTACTAAATATGCTAATGCTTTGCAAAATGAAGCCTCAATAACTTTGTATAATTTAGATAAAAATACTCAAGATTATTTATTGACAGAAACAACGCCATTTAATTTAAATTCATCTCCTAAAACCATTACTTTAAAAGCGGGCCGTGAATCTTATGGAACAGCTACTATTTATGTAGGAAATATAATCAGTTCTACGGTTAGCCAACCCCCTGATATTGGAATTACTTTAAAATGCTTAACCGGAAATTTTTTAAAGAATAATTTAATATCTAATAATTTTGGCGGGCAAGCTAATTTAGAGCAAATATCCGCAAAAATAGCACAAAATACCAATACCGTTTTAAATTTCCAGGCAACCAATAAAAACATAGGTAATTTTCAATTTACAGGAAGCGCTTTAAATCAAGTACAGGCGCTTAATGCATTAGGTGGTATTAATGCTTATTTAGATGACAATACTTTGGTAGTTAAAAATGCACAAATACCAATACGAGGAACTTCGCGTATATTAAATGCTCAATCCGGTTTGATAGGAATTCCTCAATTTACAGAGCAAGGATTGCGAGTTACATACTTATTAGATAATACCACCGTGATAGGTGGTGGCGTTCAAATTGATTCAACTGTTTATCCTGCTGTAAATGGTAATTATGTGATTTATAAATTAGGATTTAATATAACATCACGAGATATTCCATTTTATTATATAGCTGAATGTGCGAGGGTTGGGCAATGACCGTTAATACTCCAAATTTAGACCCGGCAAATAATTATAGCTTAGTAGGAACACTACAAACCGTATTAAATAATTTTCAACAAAATTTAAATACACAATTACCAGCAAAAATAATTTCATACGATCGAGAAAAGAATAGAGCCGAAGTTCAGTTAATGATTAATTTAACAACCACTGGAGGTCAACAAATTAGTCGCGCTCCTCTATCTAACATTCCAGTGCTAATTTTAGGTGCAGGCAATTTTTCTTTAAGTTTCCCATTAAATCCTGGTGATTTAGGATGGATAATGGCCAGTGATAGAGATATAAGTTTATTTTTGCAAAATTATAATCAAACCGCCCCAAACACTACTAGAATGAATAATTTTAGTGATAGTGTTTTTATTCCTGATGTTATGAAAAGTTATAATATTACTGATAGTAATGATGGATATTTAATAATACAAAGCAATGATGGAACGATGAATGTATCTATGGGAATAAATACAACAACAGGATCGCATGAGGTCAATGTAAATGCAGATAGAATTAATTTAACATTAAACGATCCGACTCCAGTAATTGGAGGTTCTGTAGCTATTTATGGAAATTTAATTGTATCAGGGAATGTGACTCCTAATACTCCCATTCCACCTTATCCACCATAGAGGTTAATCATGGCGTCTTTAGCGATATCTTCTAATGTAAATAATAAAATACTAGGCGTATCTTTTAATGATATGTATTTAAATAATCTAGGCAATATTGCCATGGTTACTGACTTACAAGCTGTTCTACAAGAATGCTCCCAAGCGGCGCTAACATTATTGGGTGAATGCGTATTAGATACAAATATTGGAATCCCTTATCAGCAAGTATTATGGGTTGGAGTTCCAAATATAAATCAATTTCTGGGTGCTTTAAGACAGGCATTTTTGAAAATTAACGAAGTTGTTGAGGTTGTATCTTTAATGGCCGTTCAAACAAATGAACCAAATAGTACCTCTCAATCTGCCGACCTGCTAACATATACTGCAGTGATAAGAACAATTTATGGAACAGGTGCTATAAATGGCTAATGTATACAATTATATAAATACTACTGGTTTAATCGTACCTGATTCATCGGAAATATTGGCTGAAGTGCAAAGTGAATATGTAGCAGCTTTTGGTGCAGATTTGCAGGTCAATAATCCAAATAGCCCGCAAGGTTTGTTAATAAACGCGGAAACACAAGCTCGTATTGCTGTTGCGAGTAATAATGCGACTTTAGCAAATCAAATAAATCCAAGTTTTGCGGGTGGCGTTTATTTGGATGATATTTTAGCGCTAATGGGCGGATTTAGAATTGCGCAAAGTTACAGCCGCGTTTATTGTACAATTACAGGANTTAATGGAACTATAATTCCATCNGGATCACAAGCCCAAGATGTTTATGGTGGTTTATGGCAAGTAAATGGGGATGTAACAATTCCTNTATCTGGAACTATAACCGGAATAGTGTTTACCGCGATTAATCCTGGCCCNTTAGTTTTAACGCCAGGTGATTTAAATTTAATTGTAAATAATGTTTTAGGTTGGGAGACGATTACTAATCCCGCAGCTAATTATATAACTGGAACATTTACACAATCAGACGCAAGCGCAAGGCAATATCGAACAAATATATTATATTTACAAGGAAATTCCTTGGCTCAAGCAGTTGTTTCTGGATTAAATGCCACTGTAGGTGTGAATAGTGTCGCGTTTTTAGAAAACCCATCATCTTCCCCGGCAACCATTGGTGGGGTTACTATGGCGGCTAATTCTATTTATGCTTGCGTGGATGGCGGAGATATCGGAACTCCAGCAACTATTTTATGTACTTTAGGTGG